CCTATATGTATATCGCTAGGGTCAAGAAGGACAAGAACGGGAAGTATGTGGCGGCGCTAGCAAAGCCTTGTGATGGATGTATGGGAATGATTGAGTACTACTCGCCAAAGGGGGTCTTCTGGACTACCGATTCGGGAGTAATCGCCTATCATGGTATTGTTTAATCTGCCTATGTATGTAAGCTCAGAGGATGTAAGAGATAAGATTCCGATTTCGGAGTCAGTCAAGAAACTAGAGGCGGCGTTCCCGCACTTGAAGGACGTAAAGTGGAACGAGAAGGCCGACTTAGCGGCGCGAGAAAAGAAGCGCAAGATGGAAAGGAAGAAGAATGGCAAAGTCAGTGAATAAGTGGATTGGAGTTGGCACGATTGGCCGGGACGCGGAGACAAAGTTCACCCCGTCTGGTGCAAGCGTGACCAAGTTCTACCTCGCTACGAACTACCGCTTTAAGCGGGGTGATGAATGGGTTGAAGAGACGGATTGGCACAACATTGTTGCATGGAAGAAGGACGCGCTTGCCCCGTATTTGACTAAGGGGACCAAGGTTTACGTTGAGGGTCGGTATACGAACCGCTCTTACCAGGACAAAGATGGACAAACCAAGTACACTTCTGAAGTTGTTTGCGATGATATTGTTCTTATGGGCGGCAATAATGGAGGAGGGCAAAAGCCGCAGCAGCCGGTAGCACAAAACAGCGCATTTGACGATGACACTCCGTTTTAATCGTTAAACAACCTCTGTGTTACTCTTATAAGAGAGTTGCATGTCATTCACCGTATCCGCCCCATTCAGCGATGAACAGCAGAAAAGCATTAACACCTACCAGCGGGATGGCCGATGGCCTACTCTTATGTGCGGGTGCGGTGGAAGGCTGTATGGTCGGGCCGATGGATTGGCGTGCAACTCTTGCTATAAAGTAGACCCCGACTGTCCCAAGTTTGTGACGAATTGGACATGGAAGGCTTTTAAGAAGAGTAAGGAACTAGGTTAATGGAGACATTGAATTTAGCAGTCATTAGCGGGAATATCAAAGACGCTGCTCAAGTGACGCAGACACCCGGACTAGACGAATACTGCTCCTTTGCTGTGATTACATACAAGTCGATTAAGACTGAATCCGGCAAGGTAAAGGTGAAAGAAGAGATTCCCGTCGTTATGTTTCGACCGGGAACGATTGCGAAGTATCTGACTAAGGGCAAGGCCGTGGTTGTTCAAGGCCGTGTCGCGCCGCACTCTGAGGTCGGTCGGGGTGGTCCGAAAATGATCGCATCTTCAGTTACCTTTCCTGGGAGCAAGCATCATGAAGATTGAATGGAATGAGGTATTTGGGTTTGCTGCCGGGATCGCCGGAGCCTACTTGGGTCTTGCGCTGCATAAGGCGTATCTAAAGATTGTCTCTTTAACTGTTAATGTTGCAGTCCTTGAGCAAGCGATTGCCGCAATCGGATCTCACGTTAGCAGACTAGAGGCAACTGTTGAGATGTACGATAAAGCCTGTGTGGATAACGACAAGGCCGCTAATTCTATAGCTAAGAGTGCGGTTCAGATGCAGGAGATGCTGACGGAGATCAAGGCTATTATGATGCCGCCAGTACCTCAAGAAGAAGCGGTCCCAACCTCTCTCTTCTCCATGCAGAACTCGTTTGAAAGCATCCAGAAAGACCTTATCGTTCAAGGCATTGACCCTGAAACAGCCAAGTATAAGGCCGCAGAATACGAACTTGATCGTCTAGCTGAGGGCGATCTGTCTGAAATCAGCATGTCTCTTTGAGGTGAACGCATGAAGAATGTATTAGTAAAGGCTCTTAATCGGGCCTCTCAAAAGAATCTATCGGCAGAAGAAACAGCCGACCTGATTGTTGATTACCTGGAAATCGCTGGCGAAGTAGCGCCGCAGGCTACTGTTGAAACGGTAGTTGCACCGCCTCCGGTGGTATCGGCAAAGCCCAAGGTGGCCGATATTAACCGCGCTATCAATCCAAAGAAGCCTGCCGGTGCGCCAGCTTGGAAGACCGACGAACTGTTTAGCTATCTGACCAAGTTCGACATGGCTTTTGAGACTCGCCCTGAAGGGTGGGATAAAGACGTGGCCTTCCGTTTCTCTCTCATGAAAGATCCGAACGGAATGAAGGGTATTGGAGTAGTCTGGCAGGCGGTTGAAGACCCGCAGTTCAAGCTCAACTACTTCTTCTCGGTAGACACCGAAAAGCCAGACGTAGACGAGGCGATTGAAGAGGCTAAGAAGTCCGTCTCTAATATGCTTCGGCGTGTCGATAAGCCGATCACAAACTCAACTGTACCGCTACGCGCTATTCCGTCCGACATTGCTTCGATGGCCGGGTTTAGCGCTACGGTCTAGTACAAAAAGATAGCTATTCGGGGTGCGTGTCCTTTACTATGTAATCAGGATGCGCACCCTAACTATTTTATTCCTGTCAATCGCGGGCCTGTTCGCCCAGACCTCGCCAGAGTATACGCCCTCCATCGCTCCTCCGACTACACCGTACAGCTATTTGATGTACCGCGACGGATCGAACAATATCGAATATATCTGCCGAGCATTGTCTTATCAGCAGAGCTTTTCGTGGACCCGCAGCGCAGCTACGCTTACCAGTATCGTAGATGCTACAAACGTAGCTACCGCCACCACATCTACGAATCATGGCCTGTCCGTTGGCAATACTATCAGCGTCTATGGATCGACCGTGGCAGCGCTTAATGGCGGATATACGATCACGGCAGTGACCCCGACTACGTTCCAGTTCACTACGGTAGGTGTGTCTGATGGAACCTATGACAACGCTACTCTTGGCGTAGGCACGACATCGCCTCGCAGTAACGCTAATATCTGGTCAATCCAGAAGTTCTTTTACGCTGGTATATATATGGATCGTTTCGGCTGGGCCGAAGGATCGACTAACACCAATAAATCTTGTGACAGCAGGGCAACCTATGCGTACAACTAAGATTCTTTTATTCATCACACTATCGCTATCGGCGTTCTCGCAATGTGCGCTGGTATATAATCCATTTACGAACCAGTTCAACTGCGGCGGTGCATCTGGCACCGTAGGCGGCGCTTCCAATCTCACTACTGTCGGTGCTATTCCGTATGTCTCGGCGGCGGGGGTGCTGAATCAAGACCCTGCGGCACTGTTCTGGGATGCGGCGAACAATTACCTCTACGCTGGTGGATACACAAGTCCATCAAGCTATAGCGTTAGGCTGGGTCCAGCCGCCGCTGAGATATCACTTCGCAGTGGTTCTGGATTTATTGCCCATAGCGGAGCCGCCTTGAGTATTGGTAGTGTTAGCGACTCTGGTATCTACCTAAACGACAAGAATTATTCTACAGCCCTTAATATCAGGGGTAATACCGGCAACGTCCTCATCGGCACCACCACCGACTCCAACTTCAAGCTCGACGTAGCTACTTCTGGCAGCGCCGGGACAATGCGGGTGTACGATGCTACCGCTACGTTCGGCAGGACGCAGTTTTTGCTCGCGTCTGGGGCGAACCAAAGTACTGTACCTCTGTTGCAAATTCAATCCGCTACCTACGGAGTTCGGTGGGACCCTGCTTCTGGTCCGATATGGGTTCACGCTGCCCTTGATCTACTTGCATTTCAAACAAGGTCATTGGGCCTTGGCTCTTCTGGGGTTTTCGCTTGGTCTAATACTGCTGACTCACCGCAAAACACCAAAGACCTCTCCCTCTCCCGCGCTTCTGCGGGTGTTCTTCAGGTAGGGGATGGGGCGGCGAATGCGAATGGGCAAGTGTCTGCCACGAGGGTTCTACACGTTGGTGTGACCGTATCTGCTCTTCCTACCGCTGCTGCCGGAAACGCTGGCTCTATTCAGTACGTCACCGACGCCAATGCCACGACAATCGGATCTACGGTTGCTGGTGGTGGCGCTAATAAAGTCATGGTGTGGTCCGATGGGGCCGCATGGAAAATCTTCGCAAACTAAGGAGCATTCACATGAAACAACTTTTTATTTTTCTCTTTTCTCTTTCCCTTGCTCTATCGGCGGAACCTGTAATGATTTGTCAAATTGGATCAGACCAGAAGCCTGTCCAAGGTCGGTGTTTTGTTGTACCGGCATCGGTCATGCCTTCGTTTGAGTCTTTTATCGCAGATCAAAAGACGATCACGACTGATGCGCAAGGCAAGCAATTGGAAATCCCAAAATACTCTTCAGTGTTCGACCTATTCGTTAAACATTTCATTCAAAGCCTAGTCATCCCCGTGATCGAAAAGTACCCAACCCCAGAGGTTGCGGCAGCTAAGGCGGCGGCTGAATTGGCTGCAAAGCAAGCGGACGCAGCCAAATACTCTGCTCTCCAATAAGCTAGAATATCAATATGAAGAAACTGTTTCTACTTTCAATCGCTACAATGCTCGCTTTCTCCCAGGCCCCTCTTACTAAGGAGGAACGGCTGGAGTTTGAAAACGCATCTCTAAAACTGCAACTGTTAAAAGTGCAGGAGGAGAATGTGCAGGCGCGGGTCAAGGAAGTCTTTGAAGCCGCCTGCAAGCGGGCGAATATCCCTACCGCTCAGTGCAAGCTGGATCAGGCCAAGGGCGAATTAGTTAAACAAGAAGAAGCGCCAGTAAAGAAGTAGTCATGCTGGAACAAATGGCATTGTGGATAGGTAGCGCGTACCCGTCTTCAGTGCCATTGTCTTATATAAGCTAGGTGATATATGGCAGAAAAGAAATCAGGCGGTCCAAAGAGAACCAGTGGCGGTATCGAGTACCGGGGTAAGAAGTTCCCCGGATATAACAAGCCGATCAAGTCAGATCGCCCCGAGAAAAAGAAGATGGTACTCGCTAAAGAGGGAGACAGAGTAAAGCTAGTTCACTTTGGTGATGCCAAGATGGGTCATAACTATTCGGCAGCGGCCCGCAAGAGCTACATGGCCCGGTCTGCTGGAATTAAGGGCAAGGATTCAAAGCTATCAGCTAACTACTGGTCGCGTAAGGTTTTATGGGCTGGCCCAAGCGGGTCGAAGAAGGCTCCTCCCAAGAGCCAGAAAGTGAAGAAATACTAGCATGGCAGAGAAGAAGAAGTGGATTCAAGAGGCGATCAAGAAGCCGGGTGCGCTCAAGAAGTCTCTTGGCGTAAAGGAAGGCGAGAAAATCCCGGCCAAGAAGCTGGTTAAAGCTGCTAAGGCTCCCGGTAAGATAGGTCAACGCGCACGTCTTGCCGAGACTCTAAAGAAGATGAAGAAGAAGTAGTATGCCGGTAAACGCTGCCAAGAACTATACTAAACTGGGTCTACGCGCTAAGATTGTCGCGGCTGTAAAGGCTGGCAGTCAGGGTGGTAAGCCCGGTCAGTGGAGTGCGCGAAAGAGCCAGATCGTAGCCCAGAAGTACAAGAAGGCTGGTGGTGGCTATAAGGGCGCAAAGGCAGCACCGCAGAAATCTCTTACTAAATGGACCAAGCAAGAGTGGACGACTAAGAGCGGCAAGCCGTCCACTCAAGGCCCAAAGGCAACAGGCGAACGGTATCTGCCCAAGAAAGCAATTAAGGCGATGCCAGCAAAAACTTACGCGGCTTCTTCCAAAAAGAAGCGAGAGGATCTGGCCAAGGGCAAGCAGTTCTCTAAGCAGCCAAAAGCGGCTGCATCTATTGCAAAGAGGCATCGTAAGTAATATGCAAGCTAACCCAACCGCCGAAATCGGCGCATTAAAGACTATTATAGAGACAGGGGGAAGCACCGCACTCACGCTTGCCCTCATGTATGCCGTAAAGACGCTCTGGCAGTTGGTCATGTCCAAAGACAGTCAGCTAATGGAAGAGCGTGATAAGCGCGAGGAATTGATTAAAGAGTCGATCCTTGCCAGCAGGTCCATGTTTGAATCTACCGAAAAGATAGTTCAAGCATTGGAGCGAATCGAGAGAAAGGTAGTTGAGCATGACAAAGATAGCTAAATGGATCGAGCAGCAAATGCCTAGCTGTAAAAACGGTAGTAAAGACGCGGCAAAGCCATCTCTTGATACAATGCAATCTGAAGCCATTCAAAAACTGAAGGAAGGCCGTCAGTTCATGACCGAGGCTATCAACTCAATCGGTGCCAAATATAATGAAACGAAAGTCTGAAAAAGACATTGAATCGCTAGAGATTATCGTAAGAGATAAATCAGAGGTAGCACCGCCTACGGCGCAGGACTTTGACAAATGGATCAAAGAGAGGCTGATCTCTGACGCCCCGGACTACTACGAGAAACTGCGAAGCTCGATCATTAAGCATCTTGATAACGACACGCCTAGCATTAAGGTCATGGAACTAGCGGCAGAGATACTTGGGTTGAAGTCGTCTGGTGGCGTCAATATCACGCAGAACATCCTTACTCAGAACGGCAACACCACGGTGAACAACGGCGGGAATATCTCATTGGAGTCGCTGATTAAGCAGATGGAAGCACGGGACGCATCTAGTAAGCAGCAGGCTGAAGTGATTGACGTAGAGTTCGTAGATAACCCTAAAGGCGGTAGTCATGGATAAGGAAGAAAAGAAAGTCTCAAAGGTAATGCGGGAGTTCAAGAAGGGCAAGTTGCACTCTGGCTCTAAGAAAGGCCCAGTCGTCAAAAACCCCAAACAGGCAATTGCAATCGCGTTAAGTGAGGCACGTCAAGGCGATAAAACCCGCGACATGAAGAAGTAATGATTATACCCCCCAAGGAATTGCGCTCCCGAACTAGGAGTAATCATGTTTGGGATCTTGTTGAATACTTAGAGACTGGAAAGTTTGAGAAAGTAGCTGAAGAAGAACGCTATAAGTTACTGAACAATCAAGAGTTGACTCTTATCGCTTCAGAACTTGAGCGGTGCAGAAATGACTTCCGCTACGCCGCCAGCAACTACTTCTGGATATCCGATAAAGAAGGCAATGACCGCCTGTTTGAACTATGGGACGGACAGGAGTTGGTCCTCCAGAAGCTAGAGGACATGAAGAAGCGCGGCAAGCCGCAGCGCATCTGTCTTATCAAGGCGCGTCAGTTAGGGCTATCTCTTCTTGGTTGCGGTATCGTGGCCTGGGTCTGTATGTTCCGGTCTAATCGCCGAGGAATGATTGTATCGGAAGACGAAGACCAGTCGCAGAATCTATTTAACAGCTATCTGTCTCCGATATACCGCCAGCTTCCTTGGTGGCTGCGCCCTAAGAACAGTTCATTCAAGCTGGACACTGGTATCGTACTGGACGTTCCCGCTAAAGAGGGTGGGCTTGGGCTTAACTCGTTGATCCGCGTACAGTGGGCAAATCGAAAAGGCGGTCTAGGCCAAGGATATCGGCTTAACGCATTTCACGGATCAGAATTCACTTCATGGCAAGACTTGCAAGGCACACTTGAAGAAGACTTAAAGTACGCCCTCGTGAATAGTCCTGACACTATCGCTATCCTGGAGTCTACCGCTAAGGGCGCTGGCACAGAGAGCCACGCTTTCTATAAGAAGTGCGTCAATCTTGGCGACAAGGCAGACTGGGAAGCTGTGTTCTTGCCTTACTTCTTCGAGAAGAAGCGCGTCTTGGCCCCGCCATCTGGATGGAAGATTGGCGAAGAAGAGAAGCGGATGCGCGAAGTTGTTGAATCTAATTGGGTTAGATGCAGCAATGTGGTGTGTGGAAGATACTTTAATCGCAAGAACGGACAGAAAACGGTTGATGGCGAGACGTGTACGGCCTGTGACTCTGGTGTATTGAATCCGTACAATCTTACCGATGACCAGATCTACTTCATCGTCAATGAGAAGGTAAACGCCAGCAACACTAAGTCAATTAAGCAAGAGCTTGCCCTTACCGCCGAAGAAGCCTTTATCGCCAAGGGCGAACAGGTCTTCAGCGAGAAGGCTATTGAGAATGTTGAATACTATACAGAGCGGGCTACTAAGCCGATGAAGGGATTCTTTGACCGGCACGGCTTCTTTCACGGCTATAACGATAATGACCTTACCCGCAAGTGCCATCTTGAAGGCTGCGCCATGTTCCACGAGGGCGAAGACTTACACCTTTGGGTATGGGAAAAGCCTTTAGTTGGCGCTCGTTACCAGATCGGCGCTGATATTGGCTACGGCAAAGGTAAGGATTACTCGGTGGCTTGGGTCAATCGCGTCGGCAAATCAGGCAGTGAGGATGTCCATGTCGCCACGCTACGCAGCAATACTATTGACCCGCTGGCTTTCTCTTATGAGTTGGCAAAGTTAGGCAAATGGTTTAATGAGGCTCAGATCGCCGTAGAGTACAATACTCCCGGCAATTCAACGGCTGACCAACTACTTGCCAACCTCTCTTATCCCAACGTCTACCGACGCAAGACGACCAACGGTGCGCCGCACTGGGTAACGCTTCAGAATACAAAGCCTAAGTTGATCGTAACGGCAGACCGCTGGCTTAAAGAGGGAATCTTTATCGCTAAAGACCCGCGCTTTCTGGACGAGATTAAGGTGTTTACCAGTATCGACGGAAGCATGAGAACCGGGGCGCAAGGCGGCTTTAACGATGACGTTGTAATGGCCGCGATGATCTGTCTGTTTACCGCGCACGAGGGCGATTACGAGGACAATTACGGCATCGTCCCGAACAAGGTAGAGAAGACCCCTGATACATGCGACTACAAGATGAGCTGCACAAAATGCAGTAAAATCTGGGGCGCGGATTCTCCTGGATCTATCCGCAATTGCCCATTCTGTCAGTCCATGTTTGTGAAGGCGGAACGCAATCTAAGTATCCCCATCGCTAAACAGCAAGACCCGAGAAACGATCTGCGTGACTTTGACCCCAAGCCAGACGGCGAGTTCTCTTCTTACGGAGAAGATCGCGATTGGCACGTCAAAGACTACGCTACATTGTAAATTCTTATCTATTGGACTTTGAAAGGCGTTAATATATAGTCATGGCAAAGAGTGCTAAATCGACAAATGTTCAGGTGAATCTAAGCCTGTCTATCCCCAAAGAAGATTATGAAGTATTTGAATCCGTAGCGCAGGAATCAGTTGAAGAGTACCTCAATACCTGTGTATCGAATTACCTTTCGGCCTATGCCAAGGGCGGACTGATGCTATCTGAGCATGATATTGAGGAGATTGGCGCGGCTATCGGCGAGGAAGTCGCTTCTTCCTCTGATATTGTGAACGCCATCCGGCACGGATCTGTTCCTGAGGATGACGAAAACACGCTAAAGATCAGTATTGATCCATCGCTCAACGCGAACATCCAGGAGTCTGCCGACGTACTTGGGATCACGAAAGATCAGTGGGTGCAGAACTGCTGGGGTCATATCCTAGCTAACGGCTGGCTTTATGGGATCTCGGGAGACGTGCGCTGGATTCCGTTTAACGTGAATAAGATCATCGAGATTGAGAAAGCCTACGGCAAGCCGCTTGATTCTTCGACCAGTATCTGCGAAGCACTTACTGCAAAAACGGGAGTAAAGTAGATGCCGACCTACGAAGGTACTTGCAAGAACGAATCATGCGAGAAGCATGGGGCGCTATTCGAGTTCTTCGTTCGGCGTTGGACGGACAGCAACCCGAATTGCCCTAAGTGCGGTAATGAAGTACACCGCTACTTATGCGCTCCTAGCATTGTATGGGCAAAGGATGTGGGTCAGTACTTAGGTCAGAACTCCGAAGGTCACTGGGCGCACGCACGAAATGAGCAGGGCGAACCAGTGAAGCACTTTATTAGAACTCGCCAAGACCAAAAAGAATTCTGTAAGCGGTATGGGTATTACGATCCAAACGATTTGCCATCGTCTTGTACCGCCGACGAGAATGGAGTCACCAAGAAGAATACCAGCGGAGAAAAAGGACAGTGGATTTAGACCATGGAAAGATTACCACACTCGCCATCCCTAGCTAAGTCAGGCGAAACACCTGAGTATAGAACCGATTATCGCCGGAAGATCAAGGAGTGGCGCGACGGTACTCGTGAACAGGCCATGCTGTCCTACCGGAACTCTATCGAGTTTCCGAATATTGAGAAGTACATCCGGTATCTAGAGGGCGCTCAGTGGGACAACCGCCGCCCTCGCTATAAGAGCCGGTATGTAGATAATAAGATGGAGTTGATCCGCAGGGAGCGTCTCTCTCTACTCACAGACTCCCGACCGACTATTGACGTAACTACCAATGTTGAAGCCTATGTAGAGCCAGCAGACGTAATTGCAAATGTGATCCGCGCAGAATGGCTGCGGCAGAACATGTCTGACGCTCTCGTAGACTTAGTAGATATAGCGATGCTCCACGGTATTGGGTACTGGAGAATTGGGGCATCGTCACCAGGATCAATGCGGGTTGTTCCGCTTGGGCCGGATAACGTGATTCCGATTCAGCCCAGCAAGACGAGTCTTCAAGACTCAGCCGCAGTCTTGTACCGGAACTGGAAGCCTATCTCGTACTTCAAGAAAGTGTTCCCGATTAGTTCACAGGGAATAGAGGATCAGGCTAAATACTGGGAGGCAAAACCACAGGACAAATACTCCCGTCCCGCGCACATACCAGAGTACACCTGGAGCCAGATGTCTCCAGCGTTCCGCAAGCTCGTCGGAGTTCAGACGGGCGACTTCAGTGCCTACGGCTCAAAGATGTACGGCGCTGTCGAACTAGAAGAGTACTATGTCGATGATCTAAGTATCAATGAATCAAGTAAAGATGTAGTTGTACGAGATCCATTCCTGCCACCAGATATGCACAACTGGTGGTATGTGGTGAAGCCGGGGCAGCGCCTCTATCCGCGCAAGCGCCTTATCATCTTCGGTGGAGATAAGCTGCTTTACGATGGCCCATCCCCATTCTGGCATGGGATGTATCCATTCGTAGACCTAAAGCTAAACCCGGTGCCGTGGTCCTTTTACGGATTAAGCACCTATCGTTCACTTCTGCCGATGCAGGATGCAATTAACGAGATCCCTGCCGGTATGCTTGACATGTCTAAGCGGGTATTGAACCCCACGCTTATCGCCAAGACAAACGTAGCGTCTGAGGCAGCGTGGCGTGAATACCTAAGCGACATGCCCGGTGCGCGACTAAAGGTAAACCCGAACGTAAATATCGGTGCAGATATCCAGTACGGCCAAGTTCCGGTGATCCCGCAGTACGTTATTGCCCTACTTCAAGGCGTAATCATGCCTGAGTTCGATAAGATGAGCGGCATCATGGACATGTCGAAGCTGGCTGGGAAGAACCAACTTCCATCTGGCGAGACGATTGACCAGATGCGCGACACCTTACAGACCCCGCTTCGCCGGGAAGAACGGTATCTTGAATCGTTCTTGCAGCGTTGTGGTATGCAGGCAGTATCTAACGTCATCCAGTTCTACACAGCAAAGCAGCGCCTGAAGATGCTTGGCGAGAACGGCCTTAGCTGGGAAGATTTCACTTACGATCCCGGCAAGCTATACCCCGGAGATCCAGCCAGCATGGACAAGACGCGCAAGGAATCTTTCTGGTCTGTGTTCTCAATGGTGGTCAAGCCTGGGTCATTGCACTCTGGCGCGAAGGACCGCGAAAAGATGGAAGCTGTTAGTCTCGCAGCGCGTGGTCTTATCTCCCGCAAGGAACTATACCGCAGGCTTGAGATCGACCCAGAACGCGCTAATCAGATTCTACAAGAACTCATGGAGGAAGCTCAGGCTACGGCTTCTCTTCAAACCTCAGGCCGCGCTCCACGCTCCGTAGCCGAACAAGGTGGCCCATCGGCTCCGATGCCGGGGTAATAGGAGTAAAGCTTGCCTCGAAAGACAGCAGCTAAATCAAAAGTACGAACCATTGAAAATGGTTTTGAACTAAAAGACGTAAAGCCTTTAACAGATAATCAAGCAAGAGTCTTTGAGATGTATGGGCAAGGTAAGCAATTGATGCTTACCGGAATGGCCGGGACGGGCAAGAGTTTCCTTGCGCTGTACCTAGCCTTCAGGGATTTACTAGATGGTCGGATCAATAACATTAACATTATCCGCAGTACTGTACCTAGCCGAGATATGGGATTCTTGCCTGGAACCCTCAAGGAAAAACTTGCCGCCTACGAAGATCCATACCAACAGATAGTCAATGAGCTATTCGGCAGGGATGACGCATGGTTTATCCTCTGCAAAAAGGGCTATCTAAACATGATGTCTACTAGCTACCTGCGCGGCGTGACCTACAAGAAGGTGGCGATGATCGTAGACGAAGTTCAGAACTGCACTTTGCAGGAACTGGATACTGTTATTACGAGAGTCGGTGACGGGTGCCGCGTCATGTTGTGCGGAGACATTAAACAGAACGACCTCTTAACAGGTAAAAACCAGTCAGGGTTGCCGCTATTTGAGAAGATCATCTCTCAGATGCCCGAGTTTGAGTGTGTTTCGTTTGGCGTTGACGACATCGTTCGCTCTGGTTTAGTCCGTAGCTACTTGATGTCTAAATATAAACTCGGACTCTAGTGAAGATTTTCTTTGCGGTATAGTGAATCGATATACAAGAATTAGATTAGAGCCTCAATGGGTCATAAGATCCATAGGCTATAGGAGATCAGATGAAAGCACAGATCATTGGCACTTCTCAACCCGTTAAGAACGAGCCGCGTAATGTGCTGCCTGAAAACCACGGTAAGCCGCAGGCTCAGACGATTGGCACGACGATGCCGCTTCAGACCGAAGCATCTAGTGTTAAGTATGGTGCCGGTACTCACAGTGGTAAGTTCCAAGTAATCGGTGACAAGATCAGCATGAGCGACGCTCCCGTACTTGGCTATCAGTCGGCAAATACCCCGATGTCGCAGCGGGCAATTGACAGCAAGAAGGCTTTTTAAGGATACAACATGGGTCCAGTTTCAGGCGTACCACCAGTTTCCCCAGATGTCATGGCTCAGCAGATGCCGCCCATGGCTGCTTATGCAGATCAGGGACGTGGCATGATTGGCGGCGGTGGCTCTGCCGAAGCAGCCGATCCCATGAAGTATGTACAGACATTACTCGATGAGATTGCGTCGAACTTGATGAAAGTAGCGCAAGTAGTCGGGCAGAGCAAGAAGGAGCTAATGCCTATCGTTCAGAAGATGGCAGAGGCTGGCTCGATGCTCACAAACGAAATTCAGTCGAAGGGTCCACAGCAACAGACCGCTCAGGTTCCCCCTCAAGCAGAGGGTCCGGGCGGGATGGGTCTAGGGGCCTAACCTAAAGGCAACAGGCAACTAACTCGGGCTGGCGTCGAAAGACAGGTTACGAGAACAAGTTAGCTGGAGTTGTTGAAAGGGACAATGGCGGTAAATAGTTTTGATGAAATTCTAAATGGCCTAGTTTCAGATTCGGATGACCGGGAAGTTTTAGAATCTCTCGCAACAAAATATCCAGAGATCAAGAATGGATGGCTCAGACAGTCCGATTATTCACGAAAGCTTGATTCGTTCCGAGACACGGAGAAGAAAGTCGAAGCGTGGAATAAGTGGGCAGAAGACAATTGGGACACGGAAAACAACGCTCCCAAGATGGAAATTTACTGGCGCAATAAAGCGCAAGAACTGGAATCACAGGTAGGTACGGATATGACATTCGACGAGATTAAGAACTTCACTGACAACTTCCTAACTGAACGCGGTGTGATGACGAAGAACGATTTTGAATCGGCCATCAATAGCAAGGCTGCTGAAATCGACAAGGGCTTTCAAGGCTCTGCGTATTTCTCGGCTGTAATTGCTGAAAAGACAGCCGAACATCTATCGGAATTCGGCAAGCCACTGAAGGTTCGGGAGTTCATCGGCAAGCTAGGTGAATACGGGACGAACGATCTAGATGCAGCTTACGACCGCTACGTTCAAGAAGAGCGCAAGACGCGGGAAGAGAAGCAGCTAGAAGAGAAGATCGAACGTATCCGAAACGAAGAACGCGAAAAGGCAAAGCAAGAAGTACTATCGCAGCTACCTAACAATGGCGGCTTACCAATCGACCAGGGTGAGCCAATCGCAGGACATCTAGAAGCTCGGGTTCGCTCAATCGGTCAGCCAGACGCGGCAGAAAGAGCAAGCCTAGGTGACGGAACACTAGCACAGATCGCAGCACAAGCTTACAGGAAACAGCAACTTGGAATCAAAGAATAGCTCCTTGGTGAGTGTTCTAGATTCCTAACCAAAAATCCACGAGGAAATCATGGCACTTACCTATAACGATATCAACGCGATTACTACTCAGCACATCGTCCCCAAGACGACTGACGTAATCTTCAAGAACGACCCTCTATTCGTTCGGCTTATGTCGAAGAACAAGATCAACTTTGAGGGCGGTCTTTTCATCCAGCGGCCAATCATGTTCGCAGAACTGGCTTCGGGCTTCTTCGCTCGTGGCGATCAGTTCGACACTGGCTACCGTCAGACCGACACGGCCTTTAGCGTGAACATGAAGTTTGGCTATGTCAACGTCACGCTGCTCGGCACCGACGACGTTCTGAATCGTGGCCCCGAAGCTGCCTTCTCCATCGTTGAGAGCAAGATGGCAAACGCTTCGCTCACGATGGCAAAGCTGCTCGGCACGACCATCTATCAGGACGGACAATCCACACCTAATGGAACTCTTTCCGGAACGAAGTCGCTTGATGGGTTGATGGCATGGATTGACGACGGCAACTCGAACGCTACCTACAGTGGCGCTACTGACTACACCAAGTCGTTCGCAGCAGTTGGCGGTATCACTCGCTCCGACATCGTTGCCGGTCCCTCCTCGGGTTCTGAAACCAGCTACTCGCAGGTTAACGGCATCAACTCCTACACCCAGCGCAACCTGACCTCGTTCACGCTTGATGCTGTAAATAAGGCTTACGGCTTTGCTTGGTTCGGCGCTGACCAGCCCGATCTTCTGGTTTGTACCCAGGGTGCTTACAACAGGATCTGGAACGCCACGGTTTCCAACCAGCGTTACATGCGGGCTGACAGCGATCTTGCTAAGGTCGGTATCCAGAGCTTCCAGTTCAACGCCGCTGACGTGACCATCTCGAAGTACCTCAACGATGTTGTCGGCTCCAGCATCGGCGCAATCCTCGGCCTCAACACGAACTACATGGAACTCTATGTTTCCGCAAACAAGAAGTTCCAGTTCGGGTTCACCGGCTTCAAGGAAGCACAGAACACCATCGACGTGAGCGGTCAGTTCATGTTCGCTGGCAACCTGATCGTACCCTCACCCCGTACATCGTTCAAGCTTCTGGGTTCTGCCCTCGCCTAAACCTGAGTAGAGGGGGCCTAGTGCCCCCTCCTTAACGAAGACTTCTATTTGAAAAGGATTATAAAGATATGCTAGGTAATCGCGCACTTCAGGCTGGCGTCACTAACATCACAGGTGGTGCTGGCGGTCGCACTCTCGGTTATAACGTAACCGCTGGCGACACTTATCCCAGTGATCTTCTGACTGTATCGACTTCTGGTACGGCAACGATCACTCTGCCCCAGATTGCAGTTCCGCAGTACGGCGGTCTAGGCATTGGTGATTCTCAGATTGTCCGGGTTCTGAACCTCGCTGCCCAAACCGTCATCCTTGCCTGTGACTCTGATGACTCCATCGTTGGCAAGTATGCTTCTTCGGCCACGATTGCTCAGAACGCAGCCGCTACCTGTATCAGCAAGGCCACCAGCGCCACCGCCGGTACTTGGTACACCTTCTAAAAACCGGGAGGGGATAACCCTCCCGGCCCAACTATATCACTATGGCTATCCAACAGCAGTACACGACATCATTGGGTGAATTAGTTGGGCGAGTCCGGGCTATTAAGCCCAACCTACCGCCGACCGTGGCGCAGGACTTTATCAACGACCGCATCCGTCTCATCCTTGACCGCCAGCCTTGCTGGTCTGGTAACTTTGAAGAGACGATTTTGTACGTCCCGCCGATGTACTCGACTGGCTCAATTGCTTTCACGCAGAACAGTCGCACAATCAACGGGACATCTACTGTTTGGCCGGTAAGCGACGTAGTTAATACCACTATATCGGCTGGAGTTCTTAGACCCGGCTTCCAAACAGTCACTCCAGCCTCCATGAACGGCATTACGGCAGATACATATCTCTATGTCGATGCTGGCGGGACACCTGAGATCGTGTCGGTCATCTATGTAGGGCCGACATCTTTCACGGCTATCTTCAATCACGCACACTCTGCCGGGTGTACGGTAACGTCAAGTTCCTTCGCTGGCCGACAGCTTCGGTGTGGCAATACATTCCCGATCTTTACCATTGAAGCGGTAGTTTCCCCGACGCAGGCCATTCTCGATATGGATTGGAGAGCTACTGCACAAACGGGAGTAAGTTACACGATTAAGCAACTGTACTATACGGTCGCACCGGACGTTAAGATGCTGAGCGCGGTAGTAGATCAGGCTCAAGGTATCCCGCCGTTGCGGATTGACGTGCCTATTACGGAACTTAATCGGATCGACCCGCAGCGTGTATCGACTGGCTACCCGCAGATCCTCGCCAATCGCGGAACTAACGCCAACGGCAACATGCAGTGGGAAATTTGGCCTAGTCCCTACGAGGAGCGTCAGCTTCGTGTGTTTTACTTTAAGCAGCCAGCGAAGCTAACTACAGAAGGAGATCGGATTCCGGCCTTCATGAATCCGACAGTGCTTTTCTATGGGGCTATGGCCGATGCTTTCCGCATTAAGATCGGGCCGGATGATGCCTTCTATGACCCTCGGGCATCTCGTGATTACGAGCAGAAGTTTGAAGCGGCCTATCTTGATATGGCGCAGGCCGACAACGAAAAGATGCAACAGCAGTTCCTGACTCGCGGCGCTGGTTCGGGTATGCCTGGAGGAGCTGACTGGAATCGTTCTCACTCTATCGACGCACTGATGTACACGTCATATTAAAGGATTAAACATGGATCGCCAATACGAAAAATACCGTCACCCAGTTTCCTCGGCAATCGAAGTCGATGCCTATGACCCGGTAACCTCGCCCGACCCTTGGGTTCGCGGCAACCATGTCATGAACGGATACTCTAACTTCGACTTTGCAAAGGAAGCCAAGGATGAGTACGGCTTCCCAGAGCCTTGCAACGGCGCTGGCTTGATTGCCACCGACAGCCGCCTTAAGGGGAAGAAGTAAACCTAGATGCCGCGCCTCACTCTAGCAGATCTGAAGAATCAGGTCTACTCAAGACTTGAGGATAACACCTTGATGTATTCAGGTACAGAGATCACTAACGCTATCAACGATGGCCTCCGTACTTTGAATATGATGTGTGGTTGGTATCAGAAAACATACTCAGTTCCCGGAGGCGGGAACACTGTAGCGGGTAGAGTTATTTACGACACGCCCACAGAGATCCTATTCCCGCAACGAGTTGTCTGGGCTGGCAAGGTACTTGAGAAGTCACCATTAGGACAGACTAGCAACGAGTGGCCGAACTGGATGAAGGATACTTCTGATAACACAGGGACTCCCACTTCTCGCTGGGTGCCTATTGGGATTACGAAGTTTGCCATTCATCCGGCTGATTCGCTTGGCGGTGCAACTTTGCAGGTCACAGGCATCGCAAATCCTGATATTCTAGTAAACAACACTGACATTGCGTACATTCCGAAGGAAGGCGTAACGGCAGTTGTTGACTACGCGGCCCATGCTGTACAGTGTAAACTTCAAGGACTACCGTTTATGCAGTCGCTCGGCATGTATCGAAACTTTGAATCGCTGATGAAGCTAAATAAATACTGGACAAGCTACCGTCAGCCCAACCTCTACTACGACGAACAATCCCCAAGTAAATAAGGACACTCAAATGTTTAACCTATCTCGTATTCGTGACTTCTTCTCAGGGCTTCTCGGCAAGTTCTGGAACAACAAGGCTCTGTATAACAACCTTCTCTACGTCGAAGACCTCATTCCTAAAGTTGGCCCGTACATCAAGACAGCCGGGGATATCGTCACTGGACTCACGCCTACCACCGTAGATGACATTGCGTGGAAAGCTATCAAGGAAAAGTATCCTCAATTATTTAGCGGAGAAAAAGTTAACCCTGAAACTGTCAAGTTGTATGCGCTCGGTATCGCCACTGACCTAGTGGAGCGTCGCTACCCGGAAGTATCGACGACGGTTGCCCGCACAGCCACGCAGCTTGCCTACCTCCTAGAAAAGAGCAAGTGAACACAGTAGTTCAGATAACTCGCGCCTCGATGTTTCTTTCAATCGCTGTATTCTTTGCGTACTTTACTATTCAACTGAACAAGGCACCGGACTTTATCGCGTCTCGGGTCGATCCAGTCATGGAAAGAGTTAAGCAAAGGGATGACCAAATCAAGTCTATCCTAAAGAATACAAACGACTTAATGGAAGAAAACTACTGGGACGCAAAAGCTAACGTAGAGACTACGGCAGTAATCCTGCGTGATGTATCTGAGATAACGAGAACCCTTCGCCAAGAGTTTCTTCCTGAATTAACGGAAACGGTGAAGGGTTTTCGTTTGTTAGCTAAAGAGATCGGACATGACGTACAAGTATTGTCTTCCAGCGGAAATGAGACGATTAAAGCGACTACCGACTTGGTGCGTCAGCTTGATAGCCTTACTGCTGAACTTGAAGTCCAGGTCAAGCAAGGCTCTCCAAAGATATTCCAGACAGTAGAATCAATCGACAAAGTGATCGTCGATATAGACAGGCATATAAACAACCCGGATCTATATGCGATAACGAATAACGTCAAGGACATCACGGGCAATACTGCTGAGATCACTAAGACTGTAGACATCACGACCCGGCCCTTGCGCGAAAAGGTAAAACTAATAAAGATGGTACTTCTCCGCATCATGGGGATGATCCGGATTACTCCGTTCTAACCTTTTCATTGATATTCACTTGATTCGCTACCTAGAATAAAGGTAATGGCTATCAGTGTAAGGCAAGTCTATAAGGAGGTCTGTGACGTATTGCTTGAGCCAACCGCGCTCACTGGCGAGACTGTCACCGATACTGTATTCCTTGAGATCTTGAATGACTGCTTGCGCGATTTCATGCAGGCTTCGGAGTGTTTCAAGAAGATCAATCACATCCAACTGATTGCCGGAACCCGCGTCTATAACGAAGCCTATTTTATAAACCAGCCATCTAACCTGTACGCAGACGAAGAGAATATCTACCGCAGTTCTGGCAACTACTGGGATAACTCGGATTATCGCTGGCAGTTGGACGGCAACGGTACACCGCAAGAGTGGCGCAACGACCAAGTTCAAGAGGATCAAGTTGAGGTTCGCCCCGCCCCGTCTTGGACCGGAAATACTGTTAGCTGTGCAGTAGGTCTATATGGAACAATCAGCGCGATCCCGACCTCGGTAGACTTTACGATCACATCGCCGACATCCCCGTTGTACGGGACAATCTCAACGGCCTACGCTGGTCCGGTATATCTAGACACTACCGCACCACTATACGGCGCAGTAGCCTCGATGACCTGAAGCGCCACGAACCTTTCTCAGATCTTCACATATACGTTTGATAGCGAGATCACCAGCCTGGATGCCTATGTCCCGGACATTCCCGACAGCTTCCAGCCGTATATCAAGTTCATGGCTCTATCCCGCATCTTCGGC